GGGAGGCTAAAAAGCCGTGATATAAGAGGAATTAAACACTTAGACCCTTCAAGAATATCAGTTATTTCATCAAAGCCCGGTAAAATTCTTACTGGTGAAAACTATATTGATATGGCCGAAAGGCTTATTAACGAACGCCCCGGAGATATATTTATACTGGACTCTTTTTCTGCATTATGTACAGAGGGAGAACTCAAGTCTAACATTGGAGATCGCTATCGAGCAGACGCACCTGTTCTATTGGCTAAATTTTGTCGTCGTATTTCTAATGTCATACCTATTAACAAATCTATAGTGATGGGTATAACACATGTAATTGCTAATCAAGGTGGCGGAGTAGCAAAATGGATGGAGGCGTCTGGTAGAAAATTACAATATCAAGTAGACGTTAAGCTTAAAGCTACTCATTTTGGAGATTGGACTGTTGGTGAAAATAGGGTCGGTCAGGATGTGCATTGGGTGTGTGACTCGTCGGCATTAAATGCTGGCCCAGGTGGTAAATTTACGTCTAAACTGAGATATGGACACGGTATTGACATAGAAGCAGAATTATTTAATATAGCTATAGACCTTGGGTTAGTTAAAAAGGGCGGTGCCTGGTTTACCATGCCAAGTGGAGAAAAGTTACAAGGTGCGGAAAATAGTATTGTCTATCTAAGAGAACACCCAGACGAAACACAAAAACTTTATAGTCAAATTAGAGAAATGCTTAAAATATGAAAGTAACAGATTTACTGGGCAATATCTCAAATTGGCAATTAAAGGGAGACATTATTACTAAAGACACTAGAGATAGGTCTCAATATCATATTAATACCCGGTCAATAATCAAAGAGGTGTTTCCTACAACAACAGTTCTTGAGGAAGTTTCTATTTATATAAGACCACGAGAGGTTTTATTCTTAGACTTTTATATACCATTACATCACTTAGCAGTTGAAGTACACGGCAAACAACACTTTGAATTTGTTCCCCATTTTCATGTGGATAGATATGGATTTGCAAAACATAAAAAGCGAGATAATGAAAAATTAGAGTGGTGTCAAATCAACAATATCAGAGTTATAATATTATCATACAACGAGGATCAAGATGTCTGGAGAAACAAACTTAGACTTAACGAAACAACAAATGCAAACCGTGGAGGCTGCTCTTGATGCGTATGAAAATAGCTGTGGACTTCCAGAATTTACTAATCCAATAGAAGATAAAGAGTCGGCAGAATATTTTAATATGCCCAGAAATGTCATAGAAAAACTAACCTCCGAAGACTGTTCCCAAATTGCGTATAGATTAGCACAGTTATCGTTCCACTTGCAAAGATGTCTTAATAGAGAAGAAGCTCGTATGGCATGGGCAAAGGCAAATCTTGATAAAATTATAGCAAAGGAGAGCGGTCAATTTGATAAGTTTACTAAACATGATATGAAAGTCGAACTTATTAAACAAACCAACTCATACGCGGAATCTTTAGGGAAAATCTTAAATTATGCAGAACAAAGGGTTAAACGACTGGCCTTTCTTGCTGCATCAGTAAAAAACCTTTCTGACGTAATGTTAGCCAATCATAGGAGTAAAAGTTATGGGTCAAGTCGATCTTCATGAAATGTTGAAGTATTTACCTCCAGAACAAACAGAGGAACTTAAACGAATATTACTAGAGAGCGAACAGTCTTCATCTGACAAAAGCATCAAAAAAAGACGTAGTAGAAAACAGAAAAAGCAAGAAGAACATCAAAACAACAATCCCCCAAAACAAGGGCGAACTCAAGCAAAATCAAAACAGGTTGGAAGATCAAAACCAAAAAATCAATCTTCACAACGACAAAAAAGCGTTAGAAGAGGTAGGGCAAAGCCTGGAGGTAGACCGGATGGAAAACCAGCTAAAACCGAATCAGTAGTTGTTGGAGATAGGCCAAATCTATTTGTAGAACAGTATAGACAATTTGTTGGGCCTCCTACAGATGAAGAATTGCAGGCTATACAATTTGACAAAGAGGTAGCTAGAAAAACACAACCTACACCAAGAACTAGACCATCTACAATAATAGAGGCACAATGCGATGTTTGTGGGCTGTGGTTTGACGTTCCTGCTAGTATAGCTAGGGTAGATAGTCAGGGTAATACAAGATTTAAGTGCAATGATTGTCAAATAGGTGGAAGGAGAGAATCTGAATGAGTTTAGTATTGTCGGATGTGCCATCAGAACGAGCAATTTTAGCTGGGATTTGTCAGTATGGAAATCAAGCATATTTTGACATTGCAGATATTATACAAGACAGCACATTTACTGACGAAATTAATTCAATCGTTTTTAAGTGTTTAAAATCTATACTTGAAAACGACAACAACGCAGAAATTGATATCGCTTCGATCAATTCCGCAGCACATACATTAGGATTTGCCTATGTATTATCAAAAAAAGAAGAGGCCAATTATCTACAAGCACTGTTTCAATTTCCCGTAAACATAGATAATGTTAGAAAATTTGCCGGTAAAATTCGTAAGCTTGAAATAGCAAAATTACTACATAAACAATTAAGCCTGGCACAAGACAATTTATTAGATGTTAAAGGTAATGAAGACATCTCGTATATTTTAGGAATAGCAGAAGATACCGTATTTAATTTTACATCTTTGCTAAATGACAAAGAAGGTTCTCCAGAGATGCTTGGAGATAATATTGATGCTTATGTTCAGCATATTATAGATAATCCAGTTGAGCAAATTGGTATATCTACAGGCTTTCCTGCGTATGACCAAGCTATAGGTGGCGGCCTAAGACAGGCAACAATCAATATTATAGCTTCGCGTCCGAAGACAGGTAAAACCCAGTTGGGTGGTAATATTGGTTATCATGTAGCTAAAACATTAAACATTCCTGTGCTAAACATGGACACAGAAATGACTAAAGAAGATCATATTAATAGAACATTAGCTATGTTGACCGAAGTACCAATTAACGACATAGAAACAGGCAAATTTGCTAAAAAGCCCGATTTAAGAATTAAAATTCAAAACAAAGCTAAAGAGTTAGGTCAAGTTCCATATTACCATAAAAGTATAGCTGGTAAGCCATTTGAAGATCAATTAGCAATTATGCGTAGATGGCTTATGACAGAGGTTGGATTAAATACAGACGGTACTGCTAATCAGTGTTTAGTAATTTACGATTATTTAAAGCTAATGGATTCTCAAGGAGTGTCACAAGACCTTAAAGAATATCAACTGTTAGGTTTTATGATGACATCTTTACATAATTTTGCAACAAGATATAAGATTCCAGTTCTAGCATTTATGCAATTAAACAGAGATGGTATTAATAAAGAAGGCACAGATGTTGCCAGTGGTTCTGATAGAATTATCTGGCTATGTTCTAATTTTACAATATTCAAAGACAAGTCTGATGAAGAAATAGCAAATGATGGAGTTCAGCATGGAAATAGAAAGCTAGTACCAATTGTTAGTCGTCACGGAGCAGGATTAGATTTCGGCGACTACATTAATTGTCATATGAAAGGTTGGTGTGCTAAAATTACAGAGGGTAAAACTAAATTTGAAATAAGCCAAGCTCAAGGCACAGAAGAACAAGGTTTCATAGTAGAAGACCATGACGAATCAAGCACCTCATTCGAGTGATTATTATAACCAGCATAAATTACACGCTCTAACTGAAAGGGTGATGGATAGGCTTGAAGACATTCTTACATATTTTAACGTAGAACTTAAATTTAGTAGTAAAATGTATTATGGCCCATGTCCTATACATGGTGGAGATAAATTTAATGCACTAAATATTTATCATACTGGACATTCGTACAGAGGCAATTGGAAGTGTAGGACTATGCAATGCGAAAGACATTTCAAAAGTTCTATTATAGGTTTTATACGGGGCCTACTATCTAAACAAAGGTATGACTGGGCTGGACCCAATGATGAAACCGTTACATTTAGAGAAACAATAGATTTTATACTAAGTTTCTTAAATGAAGACCTAAACAAAATAAACGTAGATTTAAGTGTTGCAGAACAAAAGAGATTCACACAACAGGTCATACGCGATAATAACAACCAGCGAAAACCCAACACAGGAATTACGCGATCACAGGTAAGAAAATCATTAAAGATACCGGCTGAGTATTATCTCAATAGAAATTACAGTGTAAATATATTAAACTCCTATGACATTGGGCTGTGTGTACACCATGACAAACCGATGTATAATAGGGTGGTTGTTCCTGTTTACGACACAGATTACAAGTTTATGGTAGGTTGTACTGGACGAAGCATCTTTGAAAAATGCGACAAATGTGGTACTTGGCACGACTATAATATAGCATGTCCTAGCGAAGATGATCGTTGGAAATTTTGTAAATGGAAGCACAGTGCTAATTTTGATGGAAAAAACACGCTATATAATTTTTGGAAAGCTAAAGGACATATAGCAGAAAGTGCAATAGCCATTCTTGTAGAGAGTCCTGGAAACGTATGGAGATTAGAAGAAGCTGGAATACATAACAGTGTAGGTTTATTTGGAACGTCATTAAGTGAAGGGCAAAAAACCCTATTAGATACTTCTGGTGCTTTGTCTTTGATTACACTTATGGATGGAGATGAGTCTGGTAAAAAGGCGTCTCAAATTATACACAAACAATGTCAAAGAATGTATCATATGTATAACATCGAATTAAAGACAGGAGACATTGGATGTATGACAGTCAACGATGTTAAAGAAATAGTCAAGCCTATATTAGAACAAGCAAATAGCAAGGTTAGTATATGAACATACTGTTTTTAGACGACAGTGAAGATCGCTGTAAAAGATTCCGGTCGTGGTGTCCATCATCTATTATTGTAAACACCGCAGATGATTGTATATGGCAATTAAAACATAACGAATATGATATAGTATTCCTAGATCATGATTTAGGTGGTAAAATTTATGTAAACAGTCGGGATAAAGATTGTGGTATGGAAGTGGTTCGTTGGCTAGCCAAACGCAATATCAACCTAAATACAATAATAGTCCATTCACTGAACTCTTCTGCTGCAACATTAATGACAGAAAAATTACGCAAGGCAAATTATAATGTAAGCTATGTTCCGTTTACAATCTTGTTTAATATGATAGAAGATTTAGGCGGGCTAGAAGATTTCGTAAATTACTTTAGAAAGGATGAAATATGACATCAATTTTAGCGTTTTCTGGACGCAAAGGGTCTGGTAAAAACACCATAGCTAATTTAGTTATTGGACAGTATTTGCTATATCTTGGCATAGTCAGAATGAGCATTAAAATAGACCTTAAGGGAAGGTTGTTAATTAGTGACTTGTGGGGTGATACTGATTACTGTGGAGAGTTTGATATTTATCGTAACAATCCGTCAATGGAAAAACTACGTGAAGAATACATTTTTCCGTATATTAAGTTGTATAGCTTTGCAGACCTGCTTAAGAAAAGTGTATGTATAGATATTCTTGGTTTAACTTATGAACAATGCTTTGGCAGTAATAAGGACAAAAATACCAAAACTCATCTCAAGTGGGAAGATATGCCAGACAATGTAATGCTAGACCACGGTGAAACAGAGGCATTTGGAGATTCGTACACCGTGCTTATTCCGAAAAGTTATGGGTATATGACAGCACGAGAGGTTATGCAATACGTTGGTACTAATATTTTCCGTAAAATGTATAATAATGTTTGGGCAGACGCTACTATTAGACAAATTCAAAATGACGATAGTGAATTTGCTATTATTACTGATTGTCGTTTTCCAAACGAGGTTGAAGCAGTACAAAATGCTGGTGGTAAGGTTATTAGATTAACCAGAAATCCATTTAAGGAAGATAATCATGATAGTGAAATAATGCTTGATAAAGATAAGTTTGACTGGAATAAATTTGATGCTGTGGTAGATAACGAAATTATGACCATCGGAATGCAAAATGAAGCAGTATCAAAGATTTTACAAGAATGGAACCTAATACCAGAAATTAAATAATGATAATAACATACTTTCGTAGTAGTTCATATAATTGTCATGACATGTGCAACATGGCTTACTTCAATGAATACGTGTTGGGTTGGCGTGGGCCGGCAAACATTAAAGCTGATAAAGGCACTATAGTACATAAAGTATTAGAGGTAATGGCTTTAGCTAAAAAAGCTAAACAAGAGGGCAAAAAGGCCATCGAGGATAATATTTGTGGTTTAATACCTGTGGTTGGCTACGATATTAATACTATTGTAGAAAAAGTTTTTGCTTATTATAGTAAATCTACCGATCATAATTGGTCTGAAAAGGATTTTAAAGACTGTAAAAACTGGACATGGAAAGCCTTACAATGGAATGATGGTCAGTTTGATCCTCGTAGACAAGAAATTGTAGATGCTGAACCCCATTTTGATGTTGAAATCACAGAACCTTGGGCTATCTATAATTATAAAATAGATGATAAAGAATTAAGTGGGTTTTTAAGACTAAAGGGAACGATAGATTTAATTACTAAGGTTGACGATAATACTTATGAAATCTGCGATTGGAAGTCGGGACGTAGGCTTAATTGGGCAACAGGAGAAGAAAAGACACATGCTAAACTTCGTAATGATCCTCAGTTAAGGTTGTATCATTATGCAGCACATAAACTATATAACGTAAACCAAATATTAGTAACCATATTCTATATTAATGATGGAGGCCCATTTACTGTATGCTTTGAGCAAAAAGACCTTAATATAACTTTGGATATGATAAAGAATAAGTTTGAAACAATAAAGAACGATTTAAAACCAATGAAAAACAGATCTTGGAAATGTTCTAAGTTATGTCATCAAGGTAAAAGTACATTTAAGGGCACTCATATTAAACCTATTGTAGAATGCAGGGACAGACAGGTTTGTGATAAAGGGGAAATAATGACAAAATGTGAACAAGTAGCATTAGAAATTGAACGCAAAGGTATTGATCGCGTTACTGCGGAATATGCCGCACCTGGTCATGATATTGCGTTTTACAAAAACCCAGGTGAAATATGACACTAAACTATAGACGTGATAATCGCACTCTAGAAGAATTTAAAGCAGATATAGAATATAGAACCGCAAAAGAAAAGTTCCTTATTGAGCTTTATGGGACAGAAATGAGACATTTGGGACATAAAGTAAGAATAGAAAATAATGGTATTGATAACACTGGTCAACTACAAAAAAAAGTAAATACCTCCCCAGACTATAAAATAACTATAGACAATTATGTTGCATATCTAGAGGTTAAAAATAGTCCGGTTTCTTCAAAGTGGACATTTAAAGTTCATAATCTTAAAGCATATGTTAAAGCTAAAGCTTATATATTAGTATTTTGGGGAACTGAAAAAGACTTTTTATGGAATAATTTCGCCGTCTAAAACCGAATTAATGTTAGAATCGTACCAACATTATTCTGAGCCTAAATTTGGCAATAAAACCTGTATCCAAATTCCGCACAGTGATTTTAGTAAATGGCTTAATATTAAGCGTATAACGCACAGAGAATAGCATAGGACACGTTATGACCCCCATAAATTTAATACAGACAGACATAAAATTATTAGAAAAATGAGGTCACTAGAAATAAAATGCCCTCATGAAAACCAAAATTCGTGTTCTTATAGTAGATGGTGTTGTGATTGCGGTCGGGAGCTATAAAAATATACAATAGTGGGGACGTTACCACAATTTAAAAAACTAGCAAAATTAATATGACATATATTCCACTACACGTACATAGCCACTATAGTTTGTTAGACGGACTTTCCAAACCTAAACAAATTGTTCAAAGGTTAAACGAAATAGAAGCAGACGGTTGTGCGTTGACCGATCATGGTTCAATTTCCGGTAGTATCAATTTCTTGCAGACAATGCAAAAGGCTGGGAAAAAACCTATCATAGGTTGCGAATTATATGTTTGTGATTTACACGCCAGGATGAAAGAAGATTCTAATAGGGCATTAAAGCACTTATTAGTCTACGCAAAAAATGATGCAGGATGGAAAGAGCTAGTCAGTCTGATTTCGGAATCAAACGACCCAGACCACTTTTACTACAAGCCGCGTTTAAGCTTAGAACAATTAAAGAAATATAGTAGTCAGAACTTGTTATGGGTCAGTGGTCATTTGGGGTCTCATATAGCCGACTCTATAATGAACAACTCGCTTTCTGATACCGTTAAGTTAGTAGAATGGTTTAAGGATGCGTTCGGTAAGGACAATTTTTTTCTTGAAGTCCAACTCATTGCTAAAGACATTGTACCGGAAATGGCCTCTTTGACTGAATCGGTACGAGAAATCGGAAAAACAACTAACACAAAAGTAGTGGCGACACCAGACGCCCACTATTGTTGCCGCGAAGACGCCGACGATCAACGTATATTGTTATGTCGCAATCTTGGAAGTAAAACACTTGAAGAGGCCCGCGAAAGCTCAGGATTACACTGCTTTTTCCACTCGAACTCTTTTCATATACCATCATACCAAGAAATGATTGATTGCGGCCACACCGAAGAGGAATTAGAGAATACGCTCTTTTTTGCTGCATCATGTTCTGACTATAAAGATATAATTCCTAAAGAAAAACAGCAGAGATATATAGATAGAGTCAAAGAAGAACTTACTGTTTTGCAAGGTGCTAATCTTAGTAGTTATTTTTTGATTGTACAAGATATTTTAAGTTTTGTCAATAATAACAATTGGTTACCTGGACCAGCAAGAGGAAGTGCTGCTGGTTGTTTAGTATCGTACTTAATCAATATAACCAAAATTGATCCTATTAAGTACAATTTATTATTTACAAGATTTTATAATCAAGGTAGAAATACAAAAGATCATATAAGCTTGCCTGATATAGATGTAGATGTTCCAATTACTACACGAGATGCAGTCATTCAATATATTAAAGATAAGTATGGACATGATAAAGTATCACAGATGATTACCTATCAAACTATGAAAGGCAGGGGTGCCCTTAAAGATGTTTTACGAGCTTATGGTATGTCGTTTACTGAAATGAACGAAATCACAAAATTAATTCCAGAAGAAGCTAAAATTGCGGATGAACTTCAACAAATGGAAGAGGATACTGGCAAAACTTCAATTATTCAATGGGCATTAGAGCATGATAAAAAAGCCAAGAAGCTAACCGACTGGTGTTATCTTGACGATAATAATAATTTACAAGGGCCATATGCTAAGCGATTTGAACAAGCTATGAGACTTGAAGGAACAAAGTCATCACAGTCTAAACACGCTGCTGGTATTGTTGTAACGCCAATTCCACTCCATGAAATGTGTCCAATGGTTTATGACACTAAAAATAAAGTGTTAGTTGCTGGTTTAGAAATGAATGATTTAGAAGCTATTGGTGGATTAAAACTAGATATTTTAGGGATTGCCTTGCTTGATAAATTAATGGGGACGAAAGATATTTTAGAAACAGGAGATATTCATGGTTAATCCAGAAGCACTTGAAATTGCGTGGGACAGAAACATGGTTGTTGTTGAGACATATGAACATATTATAGAGTGGGGACCAGATGTAACACAAATCTATATAGATGGTGGGGGTAGTAAGAAGCCACTCCTGAATGGCCGTATATTTAGTGATTGTAGTAGTGGTATTCGTTTATGCAGAGATTATATTGGCCCTATATTTGTAGCGGTCGTAAAAAAGAAAAACTATCAACCACCAGCACCATTAGTCATAGAGGAATAAAAACATGCCTTACATTAAACAAAATCAAAGAGACGGATTGTATTCAGCAATTTCTAATTTACTTTATGAATTAAATAAAATTCCAGATGAAGAAATAGAAGGAGTGCTCAATTACACTATAACGGAAATAATGAATAGAAGAATGTGTAATGAAGACGGTACATGGAGTTATAAACTTATTAATCGTGTCGTTGGTACGTTAGAAAGCGTGAAACTAGAATTCTACCGTAGACTAGCTGCGTCTCATGAAGACAAAGCTATTAATAAGAATGGCGATTTATAAGAAATAAGGATTTTATATGAACTTTCAAAAAATACTTGTGTACGATTTTGAGACAGACTCTCCTAATCCACAAACCTGTAATCCCGTACAGTTAGCGTCTATAGTTGTTAATCCTAGAACTTTACAAATTGAAAAAGATTCGGCTTTTAATAGTGTTATGTGTCCAACAGAACTTATTAATGATGAAGCCAAATATATTCAAGAACATGGAAATACAATAGATTGGCACGCCAGACAAAGAAATTGCACTCCAGAAGATATTGTTCAAAGCTGGAAATCAGCACCTTCTGAAAAGGATGTATATGACAGCTTCAAATCCTATCTATTGCAATATCATAGCAGAACAAAAAGAAAGTGTAAGTTTAGTGCTCCTATTAAAGCTGGATATAATATTATTAGATTTGACAATATAATAATGGAACGCTTATGTAAGAAATATGGAGATTTAGATAAAGATCGTGACATGACACTTTTTTATCCACGAGACCAAATAGATGCCATGATGTTAGTATTTAATTGGTTTGAAAATATGAACGAACCAAAGTCTTATAGTATGGACATTCTTAGACCTTTCTTTGGAATTGCAGAAGAAGGTGCTCACGATGCATTAAAAGATGTCGAAGACACAGCAGAATTAATTATTCGATTTATGAGACTACATCGTAAATATGCTGATAAAATTAGATTTAAAGGGGCTTTCAAAAATGTATAAAATTATCTGGTGGTGTATTTTAGCTGTAATATTGTATAGTTTATTGTGTATATTTACTTATGGTACGGAAACAGAGGAATGTCAAAGACTTGCCCCTAAATATAACGCACAAACAGAATATGTATTGTGGGACAACACTCGTATAGATCTTTTAAGTGATGAATATGCTATTGAAGTAGATTGGTCTAATAAATGGGAAGAGGCGGTGGGACAAAGCGTGTATTATAGTATAGTGAGTAATAGAAAGCCAGCAATAATACTATTAGTAAAAGACTTTAGCAAAGAGTCACGATTTATATATCGGTGCTATATAGTATGCACAAAACTCGATATTAAACTATACTTAGAAAAGGTAAACGATTGACGCAACTATAATTACGCTTGTTTATTTATGCGTAGGAATGTTTATTACACAACTGTTTAAGCAAAGACTACTGAGAAACGAACAAATTAGATTACTATATTATCCACTTTGTATGATGTTGTTGACAGTATTATATATTGTAATAATAAAGATATGGATATGCATATGAACACGATGAATTGTGATATGTGGGATGTTTATAGACAATATGATGCTATTTGTTGCACTACAAATTCCGTAGTGAAACGCAACGGAGCTTTAGTAATGGGGGCTGGTATCGCTAAACAATTTGCTCATAAATATCCGTGGGTTTCTCAATATTGGGGTACATTAGTAAAGAAAAGAAAAATTAACGGCAACACACAACCAGGCGTAATTTTAACAATCCTGAAACAAAAACCTCATCTAATTTACTTTCAAACTAAAGAACATTGGAAAGATAAGTCAAATATAGGTCTTATCAACAGGTCTATTCATTTATTAGCCGGATTAATTGATACTACTAATCTCGAAAAGATTTTATTACCTAAACCAGGATGTGATAATGGAGGTTTAAATTGGGAGACCGAGGTTTTGCCTATTATTAAACCTGTACTAGATAAATATCCAGAAATACATATTATAGATAGATAGCATGAAATATTTTGAATTTCCATGTGGGTGTAAGTTTCCTATTATTGGTGAGACTCCAGACGGACGACCTAAATTAACTATTGATCTACGATTAGAAAGCTTACCATTAGATTGTCAAAGAACTTGGGACTTAATTAGTAGTGGTAATACTAAGGGGGTGTTTCAATTAGAAAGTCGTCTTGGACAAAGCCTTGCTAAAAAACTTAAGCCAAATAACATTGAGCATTTATCAGCACTTATTGCTATTATGAGGCCGGGAGCATTAGAGGCTGTTACAGACGGCAAAAATGCAACTATGCATTATATTGATAGAAAAAATGGAGAGGAAGAAATTACATATTTTCATCCTGCATTAGAACCTATATTGAAAGATACATACGGGGTTTTGTGCTTTCAAGAGGCTAGTATGCAAATAGCTAATCAAATTGCTGGTATGTCATTAGAGTCTTGTGACCTACTTAGGAAAAGTATAGGGAAGAAGGACACATCATTAATGACTCAAGTAAAAAAGAAATTTATAGAGGGGTGTAAAGAAACAAGTATTGTTAATGAAGAAGAAGCACAAGAAATATTTAACTGGATTGAAAAATCTCAGCGTTACGCTTTTAACTCGGCTCATAGTGTAAGTTATGCTATGAATACTTATCTATCAGCATATGTTAAAGCTCATTTTCCTAGAGCTTTTTATACTGCATATCTTTATTATGCTCGTGAAAAAACTAAACCACGAGAAGAAATAAACGAGTTAATCAACAATGCAAAATTACAGAACATAGAAGTTTTGCCACCAAGTTTAATTAGAAAAAATAAACACTTTAAACTTTATGATAAAAATATCTATTTTGGTATTACAGATGTCAAAGGCTTGGGAGAATCTGTGTACAAAAAAATGGACAAGGCCATTGACGCAGCAGAAAAAATAACGCAAAAACCGCTTACTGAAATGTCTTGGTTAGAATTTCTTGTTTTCGTCTGTCCAAATGTAACGTCTACTGCTATTACCAATTTAATTTCTGTTGGTGCATTAAGACATTTGGATGTTAATCGGGCAAGAATGTTATATGAATATGATGTATATAATAAGTTAAGCCAAAGAGAGCAAAAATGGTGTGAGAGTTATTGTTTAAGTTATGGAGTTACGGATTTACAGAATTTATTAACAGCATTGATTAATGCTCCAGTCGGAAAGGATGGTGGATGTTCTAATAAAAATAGACTCAAAAAAACAACAGCTATTGTAGATAGCATGTCTAATCCCCCCTATTCACTCACCGATAAACCTGAATGGATTGCTGGATTAGAGGAATCTTTACTTGGAATTCCTATTACATGTGCGGCTGTAGAATCGTGCGATATTAACGCTGCTAATTGTACATGTAAAGATTTTTTGCAAGAAAAACAATTTAGTAAGATAGCAATTATCGCGGTTCAAGTAGAAGCCGTTAAAGAGATTAAAACTAAACGCGGTACAAACCCAGGTCAAAAAATGGCCTTTATTACCGCAAGTGACGTAACAGGACTGATGGATAACATAGTAGTCTTTCCTGACACATGGTTATCCGCAAAGCGTTTGTTAGTCGAAGGAAATCATGTTATGATATTTGGAGAAAAAGGAAAGGACAACAGCTTTGTTCTTAACAAAGTCTACCAAATTTAGGTGTGACATTTTATCGTCCGACGACTATAATATATAGTGAATAACTATTTTGAAACCTTTTTAGAATTGGAGTTGGAAATGAACACAGTTATTTTAATGGGAAATTTAACACGCGATCCAGACATCAAACAGGTAAATGCAAATGGTAAAGAGGTTACATTAGCCGCTTTTACATTAGCCGTTTCTCGCTATTACACAACGGCAAACGGGCAAAAGGAGCAGGATACTGTTTTTGTACCGTGCGAAGCCTGGGACTCTGGTGCAGTAACTATCGGCAAGTACCTTGTGAAAGGCTCACGAATGCTTATTGAAGGAACTCTA